TCCGGCTAGGGTCTGAGTCATTCGCTTGAACAACTGCTTCTGCGGCATCTCCAACGAGAAGACAGCACACGGTGCATTGTTGTGAGTGACTGACTTGAGTGCTATGTTAAGAGCAAGGGCTGACTTGCCGCACGATGTGGGTGCCGCAAGTGTGACCACCTCACCGGGGGCTATGCCCCGATTGCCTAGCTGATCATCAAGATTACCTATGTGAGTGGGCAAGGCATCGGTAACAAACTCTCCGGCTAGCATCTTCCGGAACTCCTCCTTGATCTGTTCGGCGGTCGTGCTCAGGTCGTTTGGTTTCTCTTGACTAAACTGTATCCGATTAACCTCCGCATCAACCGTGTGCTTGATGTTCTCAGCCGTGTCTGACTGAGCCATAATGCTTTCGGTTGCGATCCGGTAAGCACGATTCATCTTACGTAAATTCGACTTCTCCCTTACTATGTTTGCATAG